AGTTTTAGCAGTTGTTCCCCATGTAACACTTGTTCCTGAACCAGAAACATATTGAAACTCTACGGTGTATCCACCTGAAGTTGAGTTTTTAACAAAATAAAAATTTTCTACATCTAATGGAATTGAAACTGTAATATTGCCTGTAATGGTTCCTGTTAATTCTATTATTCTATGAGCAACTTGATTACCTGATGTTGCTGCTCCGTCTGAAACGACTATGTTTGTATTTCCTGTTCCATTAACTGCAACAGAAAGATAACCACCAGATATTTGTTGTACAATTCCTAAATTAGTATTTGTTTTTGTTCCCCATGTACCAGCGTTTTCGCCAGTTACCATTAGCTCTACGCCAAGAGGTGAATATGTTGAAGTCATTGTTAAAATCTCCTAGTTTGTTAGTTTATATTGTTTATTTAGTTTTAAGTCAAACATAATTATGCGGGAGTTTTTCTTGTATATCCTGTGCTTGTTTTAGGTGTTAATCTTGTATATCCTGTGCTTGTTTTAGATGTTAATCTTGTATATCCCGTACTCGTTTTTGGTGTTAATCTATGGTAATATTTTAATATAATACCCGCATCATTTAAACTCGTAGTAGCTACTTGACCCTCTGGAAATACATTAGATAACTGAGTTGTTGTTACAGTTCCTAAAGCCGATGTTAATGATTGTCCTGTTGGATCTACTAATGTGTTTGGTAAAGCTTCTGGAGAACCCAGAGTTGTTGTAGCTGATAAACCAGTTACTGTAATAAGTGGATTAGAAGTAAAAGTTAAAGTTCCTAAACTTGTTGTAGCGGACTGACCTGTTATTCCCATTACATCTGCCGGTGTTAAAGCACCAGGAGTAGCTGTAGCAGATTGACCTCCTAAACCTACTGAATGATCATCAATAGATACCAATCCGTGTGAAGATATTAATTCTAATCCGGTAAGTGTAAATGTAAGGTCTGATTTAACTAATGATAAAGAATTTAATGTAGATGTAGCAGATAAACCTGTTAACCCAACAACATCTGCAGGAGTAACTGTTCCAAGTGATGCTGTTAAACTAAAACCAGTTAACGTTTCAACTGCAGATTCTACAGAACCCCAACCATTTTGACCCCAGTTAAGTGTGCCCCAACCAGGTTTTATTTCAATTAATTCTGTTGGTACTCCAAGTGATGTTGTAGCTGTAAGACCGGTAAGTGAAACAATAGGTGTGTCACCCCAAGATTGATAACCCCAAGTTTCACGACCCCAACCTTGTGTAATAAAATTAGTATCACCCCAGTCAGCTCGTCCCCATTCATAACGTCCCCAGCCTTCTGGAACTCCTGAATAAGCAAGGCCTCCTAAATTTGAAGTAGAAGAAAGACCCGTTACTGTAAATGTAACGTCAGCCATTTTTTACTCCTATGCTATCTGAATGATTGCGTTTCCTGCTGTTTGTGCTGGAAATTGAATTGTAAAAGTTCCACTAGTAACAGTTTTGTCTGCACCAAAATTAATTGCACATACTGCTTTGTTAGATGCATTAGAATTATAAATTAAACATCCTCTTGCTGTAAAAGAAGCTGATGAACCCCAACTTGTATCTGCAAACTTACAACAAGCAGTGTCACCAGATAAAACTGGAGTTACACTTGTTAAAGAGTTTCCACCTGTTGTGTATCCAGATGAAGTAGAAGTTACTTCGTATGTGTTTGTTGGATCTGCTGTACCGTCTGATGGTGCAGTGTAAGCAGTTGTTGACTTACTTAACGTTGCTGAGTCACTTGAATATAAAGCTATTTTGAATGTGTTTCCTGAAGACGCTGTAAAATTATGCGTTCCAACTAAAATTTCTTGTTTAAAACTATTACAAATTGCCGATGTTATTGTCATAATATTTTTCTCCTAATTACTGAGGCGCTGACTCGATTGGAATTCTAATTGTACCATCCGTGTAATCGTCTCGTCTTCTTCTTCCAATTTGCATTGCTGCAAACTTTTGTAGTTCAGTTTTATACTTCTGTTCGTATAATGTCAACATATCAGTCGGACCTTTTAAAAATCCATATGCCTCTACTAAACAAGCATATAATAGACCTTGGGGAAAGTAATTACTTACATACGTTCCTCCCGTATTAGTCTCTAAACCTGTTGGCATAACATTATAATGAATAATATATTGATAATTTTTATCAGGTGTAGGAGCCACATATACAGCTCCTGAAGTAGCTGAACTGGTTCCCGTAGTAGCACCACCATACATAGAGTAGTATTTTGGTAATCCTGTTGTATCTTGACCTGCTGAAGCTCCTTCAGTACCTGTTAATTCTCCAATATATTCAGATATAAAAGTTTGATCACGTCTTTCTAACCAAACTCCTTCTCCTGTAGTAGCTGTTGTTGAATCATAAACTTCTATACCTCTTACAAATAATAAACCAGTAGGCATTGTAATTGAATTAAAATCTGTAGCAAACTGTCCTTGATCTTGAAATCTATCAGAGTCCATTGGACAATCTAAATTAATTCTGTGTTCAGCATTACGAAGAAATCCATTTATAACAGCAGCTGTAAAAACATTACTATCTACTTCTGTATAATTTCTAATATCTGTTGTTAAATCTGAATAACTATATGCCATAATTAACCTCTATCATTTACGGGTCCAATTGTACACTGAAAACCGCCTCCCGTTTCTGAACTAGCTGCTGCACTTACTAAAGGAACAGTAAGAGAATTATAAACTGTTCTTGTAGCAGGTTGAGCTCCTGTTTGTTCTGTTGTTCCAATTGCTGTTGCTAAACGAGATCCAAATACTTTAGCTCCATTATCGTGAGATTTAGCAGGTGTATTAGCTAATACTTTTCCTCTATATGGTGCTGATGTTCCACGTGTGCATCCTGTTAAATTATTTCCAGCTTTACCTGCGTATTGAATAGTTTCATTTTCGTAAGCGCCACTAGTTTCGTTTATTTTTTCAATAACAATATATCCTGATGTTGGAAATTCTGATGCATCATTTAAAATAACTGTGTTAACAGTATCATTAATAGCACCATTTAATGTTGCTGATAATTCTAAAGTAGATATAGCAACACCACCAACTGTTGATTTAACTGCTTGAAATCGTACATGAGTTTCTCCTTCATTAATTTGATTAGAAGGAAAAGAAACATTTAAAGTTGTATTGGAATTTGTTGTAAATGGATTGTCAGGTAAAATATCTTGCACTGCAAATTCTACTCGTGCAGGTCTTGCGTGTTGTAAACCTTGTGGATCAGCTCCTACTGGATGTGGTTCTAATTGTGGTTGTTTAGGTTCAAATTCAGAAATGTGTACCCACGCACCAGTCCACTCTTGCACCATTTCTCTGTATGGAAATGCGGCACCTGATCTATCAGAGATTGCTAATGCTCTACTACCTTTTGCAAATCTAGCCATTATATATTTGGATAGTATGTCTTCGGAGTAATGTATGTGCTAGCTGCAGAACCATCTT